CCATATATCTGCGTATTTTATTGTCTAATGGATTGCGATAGGGTATAGCAATCTCTTCTGATACCCAACCTTTAATAGAGTTACTACGATCACACCAGTTCATAAATTTTAGTTCGTAACTAGATCTATAGGTTATTGAGTTGAAGTCACCGAGATACTTCGTAGGGTTCTTAGGAATAAACTTTCCTTTGTATATTTCTTTGGCATAAACCATATAAATAAGACTATAATGTTAAATAAGTATTTATAGGAGTAGAATTTAATGTTGAATTACTTTTTGCAAGAGGGCACCTTCAAACCGGACAAGAAGGCACTTGAAGCATATCAATATCCTCAAGAACTAGGTGATAAAAGATTTCCTAACATGGTTAAGTTTAATATCTTTGCTAAAAAAATTACGGCAGCAAAGGGACAACGAGACTATGGAAATTTATCTGCTGAAGATACACAGAGTCGAGCAAATGAAAATAGATCCAAAGCAGAAAATTACGAAAAGATAACCAAACAAGCATCTTTTATAGCAGGAACAGTTGGAGGCTATTATGCTGGTAAGAAAACTTCTGGAAAGAATGTTAGTAAATACTGGGAGATAGGTAAAGGTATTGCTACAGGAACCGTTGCATCAGTGGGAATGGCATTAATAGATGATAATCAGGAAACAGTAAAATTAAAAGAATCTATATCTCTCTATGTACCTCAATCCGTTATAGCAGCGTATACAGCTAATTGGGACGAAACAGACCTAGGACCTTTTGCAGGTCAAATAGGAGCGGCTTCAGGAAGTGCCTTTGATATTATGAATACTGATGCTATGGAACTTGGTGGTAGAGGAGCTATAGCAGCAGCTGCCAATGTACCTTCAGCGGTGGGTGTAGGAGATTTTGATCTAGGTAGTTTGTTTGAAGCAACAAGTAAGAAGATAGGAAACCCATACAAAGAACAATTATTTAAATCTATGGGCTTCAGGCAGTTCTCATTTCAATATCAATTTTCTCCTAAGAACGAAAAAGAAGCTGAATCTGTTCAAGCTATTATTAGTTTATTTAAAGAAAATATGCACCCAGATGTTAGTGAGGATGGCATGATGTTAATTTATCCTTCAGAGTTTTCCATAGAGTTTCATCGTAGAGTAGATGATAACACATCTGAAATAAACACAAATTTACCTAAAATATCTACATGTGCTTTAAAAAATTGTAAAGTAACTTATGGACCGGATGGAATGTTAAACACATTTAAAAATTCAAAGGGTATGCCAACAGAAACAACTATGGAATTACAATTTGTAGAACTAGAAACTCTTACAAGTAAACGAATAAGAGAGGCTAGAAAAGAAGGCAAAGGAGAATTTTAATGTATTTCAAAGCACTACCTAGAATGATTTATCCTTGGAAAGACAAAACAGGAAAATTTCATGGAGCTGTTGTTCCTGACATATTTCGTCGTGTACATCTAGATAAATTTTTTAAGAACAGACAATTACTAGAAGATGTATGGGTAGAAGATGGAGATAAACCAGAACATATAGCATACAAATATTATGGTTCAATGGAATATCATTGGATTGTATTATTATCTAATAATATTATTGATGTTAGATCCGAATGGCCACTATCCCATAGAAGTTTAGTAGACTATGTTGAAGATAAGTATGGCTCAGGTAACGCATCGGCAATACATCATTATGTAGATTCTACAAATAATTTAATCGTTGATTGGGACGCAGCAAAATTAAGCGCAGGTACAATTAAACCAGTTTCAAATTATGATTATGAAACAGAATTAAACGATGAGAAAAGACAAATTACATTATTGAATAAACAGTTTTTAAAGGACATCGTAACACAGTATAAAAAATTGGTGAAATAATATTATGGCCGAGGAAGTTTTAATAAAGCCCGGTGATGTAACAATAGACGAACTGTTTATTACGGCACACGATGGCACAGACTACAATCTTAAAGACGAAGGAATGTTCGCAGAAATAAACATATATGAAGATATATGGAATAAGTTTTTGACAGGAAACATTGCTCTTAAAGATGCAACTAACTTTATAACAAATGCTCCTATAATGGGTGGCGAGTTAATAACAATAAAATTAAGAACTAATACTTTCGAGGACCATCCAGAGAATATTATAGATAAATCATTTCAAATATATTCTATCAAAAACAGATCTTTAAATAATGATAGGGAACAATTATACATACTAAACTTTTGTTCTGTAGAAATGATGTCAGATCAAACACATACACTATCTAAAAGATATAAAGGCAATACTGAAGACATTATAAAAGACATATACGATGATTTTATAGTAGAAGCAAGACGCCCAATGGAAGGAACAGACCCTACAGGTATTCTCATAGGAGATGTTCCTCATATTTCTAATATAAGTTTTATCGCCAACAACTGGACACCCGTACAAACTTTCGATTTTATGTCTAAATATATTAGAGGCAATAAATATGGAGGAGCAGATTTTATATTCTATGAATCCAACAAACGCTTTTATTTTACTTCGTTACAAGCATTAATTAAAGAAGGTAAGGATAATGTGTTTGAAGAATATGTTTATTCTCCTTCATCTTTAAAGGTAAAACATAGAAGTTCAGGGGATAGTTTTATAGGTACACCTTTGCCATTGCCTTGGTGTAAAATTGACGCAATGAAAATACCTAGAACTATAGACATTATAGATGGACAAGACTCAGGATACTATGCACAAAGCGTAAGAGCATATGATATATTTACAAAAGAAACTTTAGAAGCTGAGATTGATGTTAGAAAAGATTTTGGAAAATTTATTCATACAGATGAAGGAATCCCCGTACCTCAAGGAATAAAAAGAAATCCTTACTCAATGACAACACTAAAGCTATTAAATAGTGTAAACAATATGACACAAACAGCAAACATACCAGGATCTAAAACAGGCAATTCTGATAGTGAAAATATTATAGGATCAAGTTTATTTAGAGATAATTATTTTAATTCTTTTAAAGATTATCAGTTTGAAATAGATGTGCCTGGAAGAACAGATATAGAATGTGGTAATATGATTTACATACAATATCCATCACCTAGATCTAAAACAGCAGATTTAAGTTTCGATGATATATACGATAGACAATTATCAGGAAAATATATAATTACAGCAATAAGACATAAAATAGATACAGTAGCACATGTTATGAAAATGGAAATTATGAAGAACGGCGTACCAGAATCAATGGGCGAAGTGGAGACAAGAGATGAATAAGTTAAAAAATTATGATAGATTAAATGTCCCAGATTTTGTTTGGTGGGTAGGTGTTGTAGAATCAAGAGCAGACATTACAAAGACAGGAAGATATAGAGTTAGAATTATGGGGTATCATACTCCAGATAAAGAAATTCTACCAACTAAGGATTTGCCTTATGCGCCTGTTGTAAACGATCCTACAAATGCAAGTACATCTGGAATTATGGAGAACCCTAATCTATTACCTGGTTCAACAGTAATAGGATTTTTCTCAGATGGAGATGAAGCACAAATGCCTATTATATTAGGTTCTATATCCGGTCTACCAGCAAAAAAGAATGAAGACATATTTGTAGACGAAGGGTTTCGAGATCCTAATAAACAATATCCTAGAGGAGGCTTTGATGAACCTGCTCCTACAGGATTGGCAGGTGCAGGAGAACCTGATATATCTAGACTTGCCAGAGACGCAGCAGCGGAAACACATTACACACTACAAACAAAAAGAGCAGAAAGAGAAGTAGATATAAGAACAGCGGCAGCACCTTCAGTAGAAACAGATCAAATATTAGATGATAAAGAAGGAATAGATTATGAAGGTAAAAAATGGGAAGAACCATATGCTAGAGGCAAGGGTCCTTATACGACATTTGAAATGGAAGAGTTTACTCCAAAATATTGGGACGCATTATCAGATCTAAAATCAGGAGGCACAGGGGTTCCTAAAGAACCAGGAACATATACTTCCATGTATCCTTATAATCAAGTTAGAGAAACAGAATCAGGGTTCACTACAGAAATTGATAACACAGGAGGAAATGAAAGATATGCTTTCTATCATCCTATAGGCAATTATGAGGAAATACAGGCAGACGGAACAAGAGTAAATAAAATTAAAGGCTCTGACTATGAGATTGTAGCAAAAGATAAAAATGTTCTTATAAGGGGTGCATGTAATGTAACTATAATTGGTGATGCTAAAATGTTAGTAACAGGAAACAAATATGAAGAAGTAGAAGGCGATTACTTCCTATCAGTATTAGGTGATAGAGTTACAAAAATTAATGGTAATGATATTAAGTCTGTTATAACAGATGAAAACACATCTATAAAAGGAAATAGAACTGTCCGTGTAGCTTTAGACGATACGCAAACAGTAGTAGGAAAACAAGAAGAAACTGTTGCTAAATCTAAGAGTGAGAAAGTAGGAGGTAGTGTAACAGAAACATTTGCTGCAACGCATAATACAGTGGTGTCCGGATCTAGATTTAATCAGATAGGAAGTCATAGTAATGTGCAAGTAGGTGGCAACCTATCATTAGGAGCAGGTGGAACAAGTACATTGGCATCACAGGGAGACCAAACAATAAAAACATTTGCAAGTTTAGATATGGATGCAGATGTTTCAATGACTATTGATTCGCCAAGTATGTCTATAGACGGGCCTGCAGGAAATATTACATCTAACAATGTGACATTACATACACATACACATGGACAAACAGGTGGTACCAACCCAGACGGAGATAAATCAGTTGATACACAATCACCAACATCAGGAACATAGGAGAACAAAATGAGTTGCGGACTAAGTAAAGCAATGGCAGGGGCGGCAGATCAAGTAGATGCTTTAAACGAAAAATTTGATGCTGCAGTTATGAATTCACCAATAGGGGAGTTAGGTAATATAGCAGAGAAGGCAGAGGCAGCAGCTCAAGGTGTTATGGATAAATTAAATGATGCCATACCCTCAATCAACCTTCCAGACTTACCCTTTGATCAACTACCATTACAAGATCAGTTTAAAGAATTAGCAGCACTGACAACATTAGGGATATTACAAGCTCCTAAGATAGCAAGCAAACTGAAGTCAATGAAAAATAAGTATCAAGGCACAGATGTTGATATAGATAATTTGGCAGATCTTTTAAGAAGTGGTGCAATGGATATAGACCAAATATGTAAACTGGTACCCAATGTAGACATGCAGGGTGTTAATGTAGAAGTAAAAGGTGTACCAACATCCTTTCCAGACATTGATCCTGTAGCATTAATTAGAAAAGGAAAATTACCTGATACAAGTACTTTCAACTTAGATGGTGTTAGAGTAGACACTAAGGTTATAAGTAAAAAACAAGCCGATGATTTTTTAGATATAGAGTTACCAACCTTTGACTTTTAAGTATAAATACTAATATGGCCGTACAAAGACAAAAAATAACTAGACTATATAAGGATTTCGATTTAGCTTTTGGTAAAAATGCAATAACGGGTGATATTAATAAAAAGCTAGATGTTAATGCTGTTAAACAGTCTATGAAAAATTTAATACTAACTGAATTAATGGAAAGACCTTTCCAGCCAGACTTGGGGTCTGCTTTAGCTGGTTTGTTATTTGAAAACGCTAATATGTTTACATCAGATAGAATTAGAGTAACAATAGAAACATTATTAAAAAACTTTGAAAGACGAGCAAAAATTAATAGTATAGATATAGAACCAGATATTGATGGAAACAAATATGGTGTAACAATTAATTTTTATGTTATAGGTATTAACGAGCCACAAGAATTAGAAGTCAAACTAGAGAGAATACGATAATGGCACAATTAAATTTAACAGAGTTAGATTTTGAAGATATAAAAGTTAATTTAAAATCTTTTCTAAAATCACAGAGTGAATTTTCAGATTATAATTTTGAGGGTTCGGGCTTAGCAACACTTATAGATTTGTTAGCATACAACACACATTACAATGGTATGTTAGCACACATGATTTCAAATGAAAATTTTATTGATACTGCGGTAAAAAGAGAATCTGTAGTATCTATTGCAAAGGCATTAGGATATACACCGAGATCATATCTAGGTGCAAGTGCTACAGTAACAATTACAGTTACCCCTCCTACATCTTTTACAGATACGACTTTAGAACTAACTAGAGATACTGCATTTACATCTGCCAATGGTGGCGGATCATATCAATTTTATCCTTTAGAAAGTGTAACAGCTTCTGCTCAAGTAATAGATGGCGTAACGGTATTTGTATTTTCAAATTTAATACTAAAAGAAGGTGTAAGAACATCAAATCAATTTACAGTAGAGACAGCAAATCCTCAAGGCCCTTATATTATTCCTAATAAAAGTGTAGACGCATCGACAATACGAGCAAGAGTACAAACATCTTTAGGAGACACTTCACTAACTACTTGGAACAAATCTACAACAATACTAGATGTTAAAAAAGATTCTAGAGTATTTTGGATAGAAGAAGGAATAGATGGTTTAACACAAGTAAGATTTGGAGACGGCGTAATAGGACAAAAACTTGATGTAGATAATATCGTTTCATTAGATTATATTGCAAGTTCCGGCACTACGCCTAATGGTGCAAGCACATTTAGTGTAGCAGGAATTGTAGCACAATCAGGCGAGACTGTTTCTGTTACAACATCAAGTCCAGCATCGGGCGGTAACATACAAGAAACAGTAGATGAGATTAGATTTAACGCACCAAGATTAAATGCTACAAGAGATAGAGCAGTAACAGAATCAGATTACAAATCATTAATATTACAAAGTAACTCTAACATACAATCAGTGGCAGTTTGGGGAGGAGAGAAAAACGATCCCCCTATATATGGTAAGGTATTTATTTCATTAAATCCTGTTGCAGGACAAATTATAACAGATCAGGATAAAGACAATATTAAGAATAGTATTATTGATCCTAAAACTCCTGTAGCTATTATACCTGAATTTGTAGATCCAGAGTACACATACTTACAACTTGATGTGACATCTACATACAATCCTAAAATTACATCTTTGACAAAAGGTGAAATAGAAACAGCAATTAAATTACAAATAGAAAATTATTTTACTAACTATCTAAACAAATTAAATAAAAGTTTTTATTATAGTAGATTACACGATCTAATTAATTCACAAACACCCGCTATTATATCTACTAATATACAAATAGGATTACAAAAAAGAGTTAAGGTTGTATTAGATAGTGACTTTAACTATACGGTTAAATTTAATCAAAAACTTAATCCAAGAGAATTAACAAGTACATTTTTTAACCTGGAAACATCAGGCACAACAAGCAAAGTAACATTAGTTGATGTACCAGCAGCCACAGTAGTTGCACCTTTATATAGTGGAACCGGAGTAGTTAATGCAGTATCATTAGACGGTTCACTTGTAAAAGCAGTAGGAACAATAAACTATGATACAGGAACTGTAGAGCTTCCTGGAATGAAAATTAAAAGTTTATTAGGAACA